GAGCCTCTTCGTTGCGTCGCTCACGTCGAGCGCCACGACGATCGCGTTTGAGCCGCTCGCGTACTACGACGGCACGAACGAGGCAGACCCTTCCAGCAACGCGGCTGCCTTCGCCACGGCGGAGGTGCAGAACCTGCTGGAGAAATTCAAAATGGACTACCGCATCCGTGACGCCCTCTTCGACGGGGCGCAGACGGGTGACTACTGCGCGCACTTCTACTGGGACCCGGACGCTCTGCCCTACGGCGGCGCGTTTGGCCCTTACCGCGGTGAGATACAGATGGAGCTGGTGGACGGGCTGAACGTCATGTTCGGCAACCCGAACGACCGGTGTGTCGAGAGCCAGCCGTACATCCTCATCGTGGGGCGCGACACGGTGGAGAACCTGCGCGAGGAGGCGGAGCGCAACCGCAAGTTCCGCCCGAAGGACGAGTCCGTCGGCGAGTTTCTGGACTACGCCATTCAGCCGGACTATGACACGGCTTGGCAGGCGGGCATCGGCGGGAAGCACGAGCTCATGCCGGACGACGACGGCACGGGCAAGGCGCTGTACTGCTACATGTATTACAAGGTACCGGGCGAGGAACCCGTCATTGACCCGAAGACCGGTCAGCCCATGATGGAGGTGGCCACCGATCGCAAGGGCAACCCGATCTTCGAGAAGGATGAAAACGGGAAGCCGATCATCGCCAACGACGGCACGCCGCAGTACAAGATGCGGAAGGTGATGCAGACGGTAACGACCGTGCATGTCACCAAGGCGACGAAGACCTGTACGATCTTCGAGGACGTGGACACCGGCCTCACCCGCTATCCGGTGGCTTGGGGCAACTGGGAGCGGCAGAAGAACCAGTACCACGGGCGCGCGCTCGTGACGGGCATCGTGCCGAACCAGATCTTCATCAACTCCATGTTCGCCATGGTCATGCGTCACTTGCAGCAGCTCGGCTTCCCGAAGCAGATTTACAACGCCGACGTTATCAGCCAGTGGACGAACGAGATCGGACAGGCCATCGGCGTGCGCGGAATGCAGCCGGGGCAGAACATACAGCAGGTGGCATACACATTGCAGCCCGCGGATATGTCCAACCAGATCATCGCTACGATCGACAAGGCCGTGGCGTACACGAAGGACTGTCTCGGCGCCACGGACGCGCAGCTCGGCAACGTGCGACCGGACAACACCTCCGCCCTGATGGTGCTACAGAGCGCCGCCGAGGTGCCGCTGGAGAATACCCGGGCGAACCTGCACGAGTGGATGGAGGACATCGGCGCGATTTTGCTGGACATGATGGGCACCTATTACGGGGAGCGTCCCATCGTCCGTGAGCGAAAGATGGACGAGCCGGTGCAGCAGACCGGAGGAACGCCGCAGCTTGACCCGTTCTCCGGGCTTATGAGCACACAGAGCGTTACACGAAAGGTTGTGGAGACGTTCGACTTCTCGCAGTTCAAGCACCTTTA